AATCTAAATATTCCTCCCAATCATCTTCATGATCATCTTTGACCCACTGAATACGTTTCATGCTGGCAAGAATGTCTTCTTTATTTCGTGTCACCCCTACCCAGCGGACATCAGGAATAACAGAATGTAGTTTCTGCCAGTGATCAAGGGCGCAAGGACAGTGGACCACAGTGTTTTTTAAACCTTTAGCAGAAAGCTCGTTAATTAATTTGATGCCTACATTAAAAGGATAAAACTCTGCTTCATCTATGTAAATCCCATCCAGTAAGTCATTAATGATATGCGTCGCCAACAAGGTCCCACTGCGTTGACAGCCAACGACAATTGTGGGACGTATTGTTAACTCGTGCATTAACTTACAAACTTTCTATCAAAGTTAGCAGGTGCTTGAGCTTGAGGGAAATTGTATTTTGGCAGACCAAGAATACCTTCTAATTTTCTTCTTAAATTGCGTGCTCCAGGTAATCTGGGATCGTTATAAATACTGTAATTAGGATTTCTTCCTTGGCCTTGAGGAATTTCAAAACTTGGTGAAGCCCCTAATAACTGAACACCACCATAATCTTGCCCTGCATAATAAGGCATAGGTGTTGGGTTCATAGGACCACCCTGGTAAGGAAGAGTTGCAAATCCGCCTGTTCCTGTTGGTCTTCCAAAAGGATAATCAGGGAAAACAGGATTAGTTTCAGGATTATAAGGTTGAGGTTGATTGTCTGGATTCATATCATATTCAAATTTTTTGCGTTGATATTCTTGTTGCCGACGTTCAATTTCTTTGATAACCTCAGGAAGTCCTGCATAACCACCAAGATTACCTGGGGCACCAGGAACATTCATTCCCCCGCCATAACGCGGGCTACGAGAAAAGGGATTTTCTGGATAAGCTTCTTGATCAGTTAAAAATCCCCGTCCAGGATAATAAGTTCTAGGAATTTCATCCATTGGAAAAGTATATCCTTGTTGCTGAGCTACTAAGCTATTCATCAGAGACCTCGGGTAGAAACATTACCAAACCCAGGGCCTTTACTGCCAGGGCCTAAAAATACAGCTGGAGAAGCTACACGAGAAGGGCGTGGAGAAGCAACGTCTCCTGCTGATGTATACATAAACTCTTCGTCAAATTTTTTCTTCCCTTTAGGAGGAATTTGACTTAGATATTTATACGCTAACTCCATGAGTAAAAAACTATTTTTAATTATTCTATCGGTTCAAATCCTGACTCACCATTTAAACGTTGAATAATAATGCCATCGCCTTTAATGTCCCAAGATAATAATGTCTCAGGTTCCCAACCCAGGGTTTCAATAACTTCCTCTGGGATTTGAATGTATAAATCGCCGTTTTCTAGTTCTTCGACCTCAATAAAGTAACTCATTTCGAAAGAATCTTTTCCACAAGTTTATCAAGCTTAGTATTGATTTCACTAAATTCATCATTCATCCTTTCCATCTCACGAATATAATCTTGTTTTAAAACGTACTCAAGAGGTAAACGATCAATACGATCTTCTAAAGTACGCATTCGGCCAAACACTTTACTGACAAACCAGCCACCACCAGAAACAACTGCAATACCTAAAGCTACGATTTGTTCCATCAGTAATCAAGTTGAAGTTTGCCTTTACGTGTTAAGCCTGTAACCAGCCATACCAAAGCATCAACACAGTCATCATGAGAGCTCACTCCAAAATTTGTAAGCTCTTCAAACATCGTGGTGAAATTTCGATATCTGTTAAAAACTATTTTACGATCCTCAAACATTCCCATAATGCCTCGGAAGCGTGCAAGTTTGTCTGCTCTAAAGCCTTTAACAGGGTGCCAAATTAAATTATACAAACCCTCATTATTTAAACAAATGCGTTTAAAGTCAGCTTCTAAAGAAGCCTGATACTGAACGGCTTCTGACCAAATGTCACAGGTTGAATAAGTTGGGAAGTATGTTCCATCTTCTTGTCTACCAATCACAGACCAATCATTTAGAAGCTCTTTTAAAGCATCTAGTTTTTCTAAATTGCCCATGACACGCAATCTTCTGTAATCAATAATATGAATTTTGTCACCAATCCTGCCACCTAACACCATAACGGTGTAGTCATTTTTCTCTTTTGTACCAGCAGAAAGGTCAACTCCGATACCAAGTGTGTCAAATTCAGTGGCAATCTCTGCTTTGACTAGTAGCTCTGGTGCCAGGGAAAGTTCGTTTTGCCTGACAATCTGATTCATATATTGAAAAGAAAAAGCAATAGGTGCTTGCCTCTTTTTCTCTTTCAGATAATCTAGGGACCACATCTCAGGCCAGTATGACTCCTCCTCGCCCGTTTCATCATTATTTAAAATGGCAGAAAGTACAATCTGCATCCAGTTATTTTGAGGACAGAACGTGGTCGAATGAATGTCATCATGACGGAAGCGTGTACCCAAGCAAATTGCACGACCCCCTTCAAACATCGTCGGAGCAATCACAGCGTTCCAGTTATCCTGCATCATCTTCCGGATGTCTGGGTTGCCTATATCTGCGGCTGATTTCACGGGGTCATCAATTATCACCAGTTGAGATCGCTTTGAGGTCACAGATCCCTTAAGACCTGCAGCACACAAAGTAAACTGTTCTTCACCAGTAACATCAATTCCTGCAAACTTATGATCAATCGACCAGTACTCATTACTGGTTACATTCTTCAACAGCTTAACGGTAGGAAAAACTTCCTGATATTTCTTTGATTCAATAATACGTTTGATTGTCGCAGACTTAGAACGTGCAATATCAACCGTATAGCTAAGATAAAGGATCTGCAGAGGCTTCTTGGCTTGTGTATGAATACCAATAGCCCAAGCAGTAAATAAACCCAATACAGTTGATTTAGCTGAACCACGGGGGCCGAGTAAATCAATGTTGGGTCCAGCAATTTTCAGTAAACAAGAACTATTCTCATTTGTCACTAATTGCCTATGCCAATCTTTATGATGAGTGGCTGGTGGCTTATCAGCTACATATTCACAGAAAAAACCAAAATCTTCTCTTGCTTTTTCAAACAGTTCTTCTTTATCGCTTTTACGTACTTTATGCTTTTTAGCGGCAGCTTGTGCGTTACGGCGATAAGCAAGATGAAGATGTGAAGGCACTATTTAAAACTCTACTGTTTAAATACTACCTTACTTTTTATCTTCTTCCTTGGTTTCTTCTTTAGTTTCTTTTTTCTTATCTTTAAATTTCTTGGCTGCTTTAGCTGCTTTCAAACCTCTTTCTGCTGATTCCTCAGCTTCTTTACCCTTCTTGGATTCATTCTTTTTTTTAAAGTGCTCCAAGAGTTCTGGAGGCATTTTCTTTTTAGACATCAGCTTCTTCGTCTTCTTGACGGATAGGGGGTTGTTGATTCAACATATTTTGAAAAGGTTCTGGTCCAGGTCCTTCAGTTTGTTCCGGAGAAGTATTCATCAGGTCTTGAAAAGCTTCTTCATCTGCTTGACGCGGGGGTTCAGCAGGAAGCTCTGGACTATATTTCCTGTTGTCAGCAATTGTACCGAGAATATTTTCGATAGCTTGCTTATCAAAAGGTAATTCAGTTCCTTCCATAATATTAATCCTCAAATTGCATTCTAGCCCACACACTCATTGATGCTTCTTGTAATGGTCCTTCAATAGGATCATCTTTAAAAATAGAAGCTACTTCACGTAATGCACGGTCAGCACCAGCCATCAATAAACCTTTGCGGTCGCGAGAAGAAACAAAAGAATCAACCTGGGAGATAGTTCCACGGAGTTCCTTTTGCATTGCAGCAATCCGAGCCACACCGACATCTCGTTTAACTGCATAGTTTTCAATATCCATCCGTAGTTTACGAATGTCTTCCTGCATCTCATTAATTTCGTTTAATAAAACTTTGAGATGATCAGGTTTTGAAAAGTGTTCTTTTAGCCATAAATCAACAGCAGCAATGCTACTGTCATAGCCTAAAAACCTGGCATACAAATAAACCTGAATAGCAGAAAAAGTCTCTTCTGCAAA